GCATTACTGGAGGCATTAAGACAAATAGATGAACGTCAAATGTTTGAGAAGGATGATGATGTAGGTTCAATATTTTACCAAATAAAAGAAACCATCGAAAGATTCAAACAATTTAACTAATATGCCAAGAAAAGCCAAAAGTAAACAATATTTTACAAAAGATACAGAAGATGCTATTATAGAGTATAACTCAACAGAAGACCAACGTATCAAAGATAAGGTTTATAAAGATAGAATTAAACCTGCATTTGATAAACTCGCAGAGATAGTTTATAATAAATGGAAGTTTAGTTACTTTGATGATGAACCTAGAGATGTAATGTCTGAAGTTGTTACATTTATGATTGAAAAGATTCATATGTACAAAGAAGGTAAAGGTAAAGCATTCTCTTACTTTACTATTGTTGCAAGAAACTATTTGATTTTAAATAACAACGCAAATTATAAACGATATAAAGATACAGATATTATATCAAACTTACCTGACCATTGGGATACAGAAAACAATTGGGAAGAAGAAAATACTAATGATGAATTCCGTACATTCAATAAACGAATGTTAGCGTATTGGGATATTCATTTAGAAAACCATTTCCCAAAGAAACGTGATATGCAGATTGCAGATGCAGTTTTGGAATTATTTAGAAGAGCGGAATACATAGAAAGTTTCAATAAAAAATCTTTATACCTACTTATTAGAGAGATGACTGGTCATCCAACACATTACATAACCAAGATTGTCAATAAAATGAAAGACAAACAAATGGAGTTATATAGTGAATTTGACAGAACAGGAGACTTAACTATGTAGATTATGATTAAATTAGGAATATCTGCTTTTTACCACGACTCTGCAGCAGCAATAGTAATAGATGGTGAAGTAATAGCAGCAATAGAAGAGGAGAAATTTACAAATATCAAACATGATAATTCATTTCCTTTACAAGCAATAGAATGGTGTTTAAAATCAGCAAAAATATCAATTGATAAAGTTGATATGATTTGTTGGTATGAAGAACCAAAACTAAAATACGATAGGGTTGAAGCTACTTTGGGTAAAAGTTGGTTGAAGAACTTTAAAAAATGGACAACATTTAAAAAAGAATTCTCAAACGGTGAAGGAAACTTAAAAGATTACTTTAAAACACAAATTGGTTATACAGGACCAATAACGTATGTAAAACACCATTTATCGCATTTAGCACTATCTTTTTACACTTCCCCTTTTGAGGAAGCCATTGGTATGTCTATTGATGGAGTTGGTGAGTGGGATACTGTAGTTGTAGCAGATTGTGATAAAAGTGGTATTAAAGAAAAGCATTCAATCAAATTTCCAAACTCATTAGGATTAGTATATTCTAGCATAACTGCTTATTTAGGATTCAAACCGAATGGTGGTGAGTATAAAGTAATGGGGTTAGCTCCTTATGGTAATCCAACCAAATACTCACATATATTTAACAAAATATCAAAAGTTAATGAAGATGGAACAATTGATATAAGACAAAAGTATTTTACTTGGAGAACATCCAACACAGATATGTACAATTTAGATTTGGTTGAACTAATTGGGTTCGAACCTAGATTATCCGAATCAAAGATTGAGCAAGAACATATGGATTTGGCATCTGCGTTACAACAATGGTATGAATCTCAATTATACTTCTTAATAAGAAACGAATGTAAGGGTACTGACAAACGAAATTTAGTGTTGGGAGGAGGTTGCGCATATAATGGAACTGCTAACGGCAAAATCAAAGCAAACACCGAAATACAGAACGTATGGATTCCATATGCACCATCCGATGCGGGTTCTGCTATTGGTGCATGTTTATACTATTGGCATGATATACTTGCTCACCAAAAAGTAGAAGGTGGTAATAATATATCTCCATATTTAGGCCCATCTTATACTGATTACGATATACAACTTGCAATTAGAGAAAATTTAGATGATATTGTTGTTCGTAAGTTATCTGATTTAGAAATATTAAAAGAAACTGCACAAATGATTAACAATGGTTCAATTGTTGGTTGGTTTCAAGGTAGAACTGAATTTGGTGCAAGAGCATTAGGTAATCGTTCTATCTTAGCAAATCCACATATATCAGATATTAGAGATAAGATAAATAGAGTTGTAAAGAAAAGAGAAATGTTTAGACCATTTGCTCCATCTGTTACCGTTGAAGATTATCAAACATATTTTGTTTCAGAAAGTGAAGTTCCTTATATGAATCAAGTAGTTAAGGTTAGTGATTTTAAAAAAATACCATCTGTAACCCATGTAGATAAATCGGCAAGGATACATACGGTTAGAAGAGAACAAAATGAAAAATACTACGATTTATTAAAAGAATTTGAAAAAGTAAGTGGTACTCCCATTTTGTTAAACACATCGTTTAATTTAAGAGGTCATACGGTAACAAACGACCCAAAGAAAGCAATTTGGACTTTCTTAAATTCGGAAATGGATTATCTTATAATAGAGAATTATTTGATTAGTAAATAATTAATTAATAAGTTATGATTTTATATGGTTACGGGTGTAGTTGGACAGAAGGAGAAGGTTGTGATATAAAAATTGAAAATGAAATATTAGATAGAACTTTAAAAAAAGAATTTAGAAATAATAATTCTTGGTTAAAGTTTTTATCCAATAAATTAAATTTAAAATGTATCAATAAATCATTTTCCGGTAATGCTAATAACAAAATTTTTAATGATGTTATTAACGATATTACAATGGGTATTGTAAAAAAAGAAGATTTTGTTATAATAATGTGGAGTTCTTCTTTAAGAGACTGTGTACCATTTTTACCAAAAAGTGAATGGGTTAGTTGGTCTGTAAAACATTTATTAGAATTTCCTGATAAATTTATAAATTCATATAAAAGTAGTGATTTACTTTATAATACTTTTTTATCAAAATATAAAGATTTTTTTATAGAAAATATGTTTAATCAAAATTATTATAATATTGTAAATCAAAATTATATTATATTTTTACAAAAAATGTTTGAAAATTACGGTATAAAATATATCATGTGTGATTCATTTGAATCTAGTATAATTGATTTGGAATCATCCGATGATATACTTCATTTAGTTAATAAAAAAAGGTATTGGGAATTTAATAAAACTACATTTAGAGATTTTTTAAATAACACAAATAGATTGGATATATGGGAACATCAAGACGCTAATTTTAAAACCAGAGCAACCCAACACCCAAATACAGAGGGTTATAAACTAATAAGTGAAGAACTTTATAATTATATAGTAGACAACAACTTAATTTAATATGGCATCCGAATTTCAGTTATTTGATGGTAAAAATTTATCATCACTATTTAAAGATATTTACGAAAATCAACAAGTAAAAAAGAAGAATATATCAGATATGATTGAATCTCTTCGTAAGTTGATTCGTAATGTAGGTGAAGCAACGGTACTTGCACCTATTATTAGAGATTTAATCGATTCATCAATCAAAAATGATGACCATTTGATTAAATTAGCAACCATTGCTCAAAGATTAGCAGCAGCTGAAGCAAAAGGAATTGGTGAAGATGGTTGGTTGAGTGAACATGAAAAGGCACAATTATTAACTGAGCTAGAGGATACTGTTAATGAAATTGATAAAAAGAACGATGAAAAGTTATTAGATATTCAAGTTGAAATAGAAGATATAAAAACTAAATTATAATGGAAACATTTTTAGCAACAGTAGATGCGGTTTATCCAACAAATAAAGAATTTGATGCATACGAAAAAGTAAGTGGCTCAATAGATGATACCGTTTCTGTTTATAACGGAAATAAAACTAAAGATTTTGGCGATTTGGATGCAAGTTTATATGGTGCAATAACTTATAGATTTGAAGGTAGTAGTGCTAAAGATGAATTTGCAAAACCATTTGATAGAAATAATTTTACATTTCCAATTAAAGGAGAAACTGTTGTAATTTTAAAAATGTTTGAACCAAATAACCAAACATTTTGGCTACCATATACCAACACTCCATATCCAAATTATAGAAAAGATTATACAACCGATAAAAACACTAAGCCTGATACTAGTAGTGATTCAGGAGATGGTATTGACCGTAAAAAAGCAGATGCGGCCGGTGGTCTTACAAGTTCACCTGGTGAAAAAACGGATGATATTGGTTATGAAATAAATGAAAAAATTAAATTTTTAAAACCAAAAAATGGTGATACTATTTTAAGTGGTAGAGTTGGTAATACAATTAGATTATCGGAATTCTTTTTATCTTCTGATGGTAAATCTTATCCTGGTATATACATTCGCAATAAACAAAATGCAGAGTTAGATAATAAAAAAATAGGTGAAACCGTTGATGAAGATATAAACAAAGATGGAACATCTGTTTACTTTGTATCAGGTAAAACAAAAGTACCGTTTAAAGAAACAATATCTAAAACCAAAGTTGCATTTAAACAATACCCATCTGATTTTAGTGGAGAACAATTATTTATAAATTCGGATAGAATAGTATTTTCATCAAAAGCAAAAGAATTTATTATTTTTGGAAAAGGAAATACGGGTGTAATAACAGATGGAAATTATTCAGTAGATAGTTTAAAAGATATTTATCTTAATTCAGATAAAAATATAATATTACATTCTAACAAATCCAATCAAATATTCCTTAATTCGGAAAATGGTAAAATATTTTTGGGTAAAAATAAAGGAGCAGGTGGAGCAGGTGCTCAAGTTCAAAAAATGGTATTGGGTGGTGAGTTAGTTGAAATAATGAAAGAATTAATAGAAGCAATTAAAAAACAAATTTATGCCGGTTCTTGCGGTCCTTCAACTCTTTCTTCTGCTAATAAATTTGAATTTGATATTATTAAAGCAAAATTGAATAGATTATTATCTGCAAATAATTATTTAAGTAAATAAAATGTCCTGGATAGTATTCAAAGTAAATGTGTTAGAAGCAATGGTAAACAGTCGGTTTTCAAATGACTCCGATGGATTTGCTTCATTCTATGCAAATGAATACGATAGATGTATAAAGAGGGGTGGTGATATGTTGTATGGAGTACCTGTTATAAATGGAAATGTTCAAGGTATGGCAGATGTTATAAAAACTGCTTTTAAAAAAGGACAAGATAGTGATGGTGAAAATTTTAATTTATTAGCAGAAATATATCCATCTGCATTTGATGCATATTGGTTGGGTGCTGAAATGGCTCCGTTTCCAAGTCCATTATTAAGACCTTTGGGTTGGCAAGCAACTCCACCTGCTCCAGGTACACTTATGAACATAGGTCCAAATCCTATATCGATGGGAATTGCAGCTGCTACAAATAAAGCATTAAAAGAAGCTGCTCAATTATTAGTTGATGAATTAAAAAAACAAACAATTGAAATTGGTGGTATTATTATAAATGTGTATGATACAATTGTTAAACTTTTAAATAGAGAAGTTGTTGCAGATGAAATTAAAAACCATCCCACAATTATAACAGGCAAAGCAGTAGTTGAAAAATATAATGAAATTAAAAAGAAAAAACCATCTATTGGTTCTCAATTTAAACCATCTATTAAGTTTCCATTTCCAGAATTGCCAAAAAGAAAAGATTTAATAGAAAAAGCTAGAACAAAGTTATTAGAAGAAGCAGTTAAACAAATTAAAGAGCAACTAATACCACCCATTCAAGAGCAAATATTACAACCAATAATATCACCTATACAAGTAGTAGTAGAATTATCAAAATCAATTCCATCACCAAAACCTACAAAAGAAGAAATTAAAAAATTTGTAGTAGATACGATAAATGGAATAACTCCTAATATATCTTTACCAAATGCCAATATTCCAAAATTACCAACTAAAGAAGAATTAGAAAAACAAATTGAAGACTCTTTACCAACAAAGGAAGAGTTAATGGCGATGGCTTTTGATATTATTAAAGATAAAATACCCAATATTCCTAATATATGGTTTGTACCACCTACTTTAATTTTTTCTCCACCTACAAATATATTATTAGACCCATTTGTTAATTTGGCAAAAGTACATTTGTTAGGAACGAGTGGAACTATGAATGTTATGGCACAATATCCACCACCCGCACCACCTGCTCCTGCAATAATAATGTGGTCTGGATATAATATCATTGGATAATTTGAACTTATTATATTTATTAACATAACGAATACATTTTTATTATGAAATCAGACATTTTATTATCACTTATTAAAGAAGTGGTTAAGAATGAAGTTAAGACACAGGTTAGACAGCAAGTTATTTCTGAAATAACTAAGTTGGTTAAATCGGGTGCAGTTACATTAAATTCTAACAGAAAACCACAAGCTCCTACATTAAAGGAAGCAATTAGAACTACAGACCCATTTGCTGCGGCAAGTGCTGCTTTACAAAAGAGTAGAGTATCTGTGCCACAACAACAAAGAGTACAACCACCTCAAAAGGAATATACAAAGAATTCTGCATTAAACGAAATTCTTAATATGACAACTCCATTTACATCTGCACAAAGAGCAGAAGGTGGTGGTAGTGGTGGTAGTGTATTAGATATGCTACAACCACAAATGGGTGTAGAAGAAGATGGTTGGGAAACTATGGATTACAGAGATTCAGGTGTTCCACAAAATATGCCACAACAAATAGAATCAACCGGTGATGCGTTGCAAGATGCAACTATGAAAGCATTAACAAGAGATTATTCAGAATTAGTAAAAAGATTTAAATAATGGCTTTAGAACTAGGTAAAGTAAAAGTACAAGATTTAACGGAAAATGATTATAAAGTATTAGGAATTGGTATAAATACAACTTCCAATTCTAACGGTGTATTTTCTGTTAATTATACAACTTTAACCCAGGCAAAAAATAATTTAAAAAATTTAATTCTTACACACAAAGGAGAAAGAATAATGAATCCTGAATTTGGTTGTGATATTTGGAAATTACTTTTTGAACCAATTATTGAAGGTGAAATTGATTCAAAAATAGAAAGAACAATAATAGATGCAGTATCTATCTGGTTACCATATTTGAATATAGATGAAATAATTTTTGATTACGATAGTAATGATATAGATAATCATACGATTGGTTTGGATATTAAGTTTTCATTAACATCAAACCCGAATTTAGGTGATTCAGTACAAATAAATGTAAATAATTAATAATGGCAATTAAACCGATAGATAAAAATTGGGGAAACGATAATAAAAAGATAAGTTATCTTGGTAAAGATTTTGCTACCTTAAAGCAAAACTTAATAGATTATACTAAAACTTATTTTCCAAATACCTATTCCGATTTTAATGAAGCATCGCCTGGTATGGTATTTGTTGAACAAGCAGCCGCCATTGGTGATATTTTATCTTTCTATCAAGATGTTCAATTAAAAGAATCAATGTTGGCGTATGCTACTGAACGTAAAAACGTTATAGCATTGGCACAAGCAATGGGTTATAAACCAAAGGTAACAACACCTGCGGTAACTACGATGACAGTTTATCAATTAGTTCCATCGGCTGGTTTAGGAGTAAATAGTATACCCGATAGTAGATATTATTTAAGAATAAAAGAAGGAATGGAAATTCAATCTTCTACAAATGCAGCAATAATATTTAGAACAACCGATTCTGTAAATTTTGCAGAAACTGGTAGTAATTCTGTTAGTGTATTTGAAAGAGATACTCAAGGTAATCCAACTAGATATTTAATTTCAAAAACAGTAAAGGCAATATCTGCAAGACAAATTTCTACTTCAATTACATTTCAAGGTACGGATACAGATTACCCATCTACAACATTATCGGATACCAATATTATAGGAATAAATTCTATTGTAGATTCGGATACAAATGAAATATTTTATGAAGTTCCTTATTTAGCCCAAGAAACTATTTTTGTTGAAAAACCAAACACATCATATAATTCAGATTTAAATGAATTTTCTGGTTCCGTTCCTTATATTTTAGAAGTACAAAAAGTACCTCGTAGATTTTCGGTAAAAGTAAATTCAAATAATACAATAGATTTACAATTTGGTAATGGTGGTGGTAGTGGTTTTACGGATGAACAAATATTACCAAATACAAAAAATATAGGATTGGGATTAGCTAATTCAATACAAAGATTAAATCAGGGAATTGACCCATCTAATTTTTTAAAAACAAATACATTTGGTATATCTCCCGCCGGTAAAACCCTTTCAGTAAAGTATTTAGTTGGTGGTGGAGTTGAATCAAACGTAAACGTAGGTGATTTAACTACAATCAGAACCGTTCAATTTGAAGAAGATGTATTATCAATACCATCTGATATATTGGATTCATATAATGATACAAAAACAACAGTTGCAGTTGAAAATTTAGAATCTGCCGTTGGTGGTAGAAGTAGTGAATCAATTGAAGAAATTAGACAAAATGCTTTGGGTTCATTTGGTTCACAAAATAGAGCAGTAACTAGACAAGATTATGTTGTAAGAGCATTATCTATGCCAGAACGATATGGTAGTGTTGCTAAAGTATATGTTTCACCGGATGGGGAAGTTGATAATAATTCACCATCATCAATATTGTCAAATCCAAAATATATTAGTGAATTTGTTGGGTTGGTAGATGGATTAAAAGATAAACCACAATCGGAAGTCCAAAAAGAATTGGTTAAATATCTTTCACAAAAACGTTCAGCAATTTCAGAAGTAAATAACCCATTTGCAATTAATATGTATATTTTGGGATATGATGAAAATAAAAAACTTACAAACTTAAATACCGCAATTAAACAAAATCTTAAAACTTATTTAGGAGAATATCGTTTAATGACGGATGCAGTAAATTTATTAAATGGGTTTATTGTAAATATAGGTTGTGATTTTGAAGTAGCATGTTATTCTAATTATAATAAAAATGAAGTAGTAGCAAACTGTTTATTACAGTTACAAGATTATTTTAATATAGATAATTGGACATTCAATAAACCAATAAACCTTTCAGAAATAGAATTGATATTAGCAAACGTAGAAGGGGTTATGAGTGTTCCATCGGTTAAAATACACAATCTATGTGGTGGAGATGGAAATTATTCTACAAACAAATATAATATAGACCAAGCAACTAAAGATAAGATGATTTATCCATCATTAGACCCTTGTGTTTTCGAAGTTAAGTACCCAAATAAAGATATTAAAGGAAGAGCACTATAATGCATAAATTTTTCACATCATCATTTGACGCAAGTATATACTTACAACAACCAGACCAAAATGTAGGTAGGGATGAAATGTTGGAAGTTGGTAAATTATATTATGGTTCTACCAAAGATATTGCTAGAACTTTAATTAAATTTAACACAGGCTCAATCAAGTCGGAAATAACATCAATAGGAACAGGTAGTTACTCTGTATTTTTAAATTTAAAAGCAGCCAAATCTGAAGAGATACCATTGCAATATACTTTGTATGCAAACGCAGTTTCTCAAAGTTGGGAAATGGGAACTGGTACTAAATTTGATAATATTACTACAGATGGTGTTAGTTGGTACTACAAAGATGGAATTAATAAATGGATGAATTATACGGTAACTCCGGATTCGTATGTAAGTGGCTCTGATACGGGTTCAATATTAAATGGTGGTGGTGGTACTTGGTACACCGCATCTATGGCATCTCAATCATTTGATTATGAAATGGATGATGTTAGAATGGATGTTACTAATTTGGTTAAACTATGGGTAAGTGGTTCTGTTCCAAATAATGGATTTGTAGTACATCATAGTTTAACTGCAGAAAATGACGGGTTGGATTACGGTGTTATAAAATTCTTTTCAAAGGAAACAAATACAATATATGAACCAAAATTAGAATTAGTTTGGGATGATAGTAGGTTTTTAACTGGAAGTTTAACTCCTGTAACCGGTTCGGCACAAGATGAATATAAAGTTGTTATTACTAATTTAAAAAATGAATATGTTGCTAATACAAAAGTAAAGATTAGATTAAAAGGTAGAGATATGTATCCATTAAAAACATTTGATAGAACTTTCTCATATGACCAAGTTAAATATTTACCATCTGGTTCAACTCAATATCAAATAGAAGATTACATAACAGGAGAAACAATATTTCCATTTGGTGATTATACAAAAGTAAGTTGTGATTCTACATCTAATTATTTTATAATGGATTTATCAACACTTCCTATTAATAGAACATATCGATTAAAAATAAAAATAATTGAAAGTGGAATAACTACAATTGTAGATGATAAATATATATTTGAAATAGTATCCTAATGAATACATCTGCAGAAACAATTTCTGAAAAAATACAAAATATAAAAACTGCACAATTAGAAGAAATTCTAAAAGTGTCTGGTTCTGCTTCAATTACTAAAAATGAGTATGGAGTAACGATTGTAAATGATAATGATTCAGCATCTTCTTTAATCTTTAAGTCTTTAAATAAAGATAAATACGATAATGTAGAATTACAAAAGGCAATTGATACGGTTGTTAAAGAATTAAAACCAAATATCCCCGTACCAAATTTAGATTTAGTTCCAAAACCGTTATACGATGAAAAGGTTATTGAGAATGAAGATTTAAGAAAACAAGTAGCTGATTTAACCGCAACAGTTTCCGATTTAAACGGTCAAATTACAACATTAAAATCAGAAGTTGAAACACAGATAAATAATAGATTAAACATAGAGCAAACTAATGATGCATTAACAAATCAATTAAATATTTTATCTAAAACTATTTCTGACTTCGCGATGCAAATTGCAAATGCAGTTCAGAAATCTATTGATGAATCCATTTTAAGAGCATCGTTGCAAGCACAAAATAAAGGTTTCTTTGCACAGATTACTGCATTGATTAAACAAATTGATTCATTAAACTCAATCATTGAAGGTTTACAAGCTCAATTAGGTGCATCTCAACAACAACAGGCAATTGTACAAGGAACAAGAGCAACTGCATTAGCAAGTGGAGCGGATATGGTATTAGAATCGGTATTGGTTAAATTAGAACCATCATCTGTTAAAGCAGAACCACCAATTAAGGCAAATATAAGTACAAATGGTGATACTAAATGGATTAATGGAGAAACTATTAAATTTACAAATAACGATAAAGAACCTGTTAAGGTTGAAATATCTGTTAAATATCCACAAGGTGTTAGATTCTTTAACGTACCAGAAACATCATTTAGTGTTCCTGCGGGTGGTTCAAAAGATATGTCTTTAACTTTTAATGTAAGAGGTGCTGAAGGTGCTGATGCAAGATGGGTATCTGCCTATTGGGGGCTTGGTTCTACTGAGAGTAAATCAAAGGATTACACAGGTGGTTCTATGAGCATAACAGTAACTAATTCACAAGGAAAAAGTGAAATGAAATCTTACGGAATTAAATTATCTAAAAAACAAGTAGGAGATTATCGAAACTCCCAAACCTAATAATTTATGAGTATTACAAAATATACAAATTTTGAAGAAATTGATTCTAGAAAAGAAAATAAAGGTAATTTTCTTTTAAAGGATGATTTGTTTATTGTATCTAAAACTGAAATAGAAGAAGCAGATTTTGGTGATTGTAAACACGATGTAATGGAGGTTTCTATATATGATGTTAATAATGTTTTATTACCAAATAAAGCAGGAAATAACGTTGCTTATATTAAACCAAATGATATGAAAAACTATATGTACGATATAGTTAATGCAGGAGGTCAAAAAGAACTTGCTATAAATGTTGAAAGACTTTTAAAAGATTTAGGATATTCAAATGGTATTCTTAAAGTTAATATAAATTTTGTTAGAAACAAAATAGGAACTGATAATAATTTAACAAGAGTTTGGGTTCAGGAAATATCACCATCAAGAGAGGAAGTTCGTATAGTTCCATTAAAAACTAATAATAGTAATGTAAATCATATTACAAACGCAGAATTTAAAAATATTCATAATTTAAGTAAAGATTTTAAATATTATAAAAAAAATATATTAGATGCATTAGATAAATTTGAAGCAGGTTCTTTATCTGTAATAGATGATGCATTGGTTGCTAAATTTGGTAATGATTTTAGAAGTGTATTGAGAAAAGATTTTGGATTAAGAGATTTGGATATATTTCATAAAAGAATATTTGATAATTTTAGAGATAGTATAAAAAATTGGGTAAATAATAGATACTACGATGTATCACAATCTACATTTGGTAAACCATCCGAAATACGATTTGAAAGTTGTGGTCAATATGATTTTAATATGTTATTGGGAGAAATTCAAAGTATATTAAATAATTGTATTCAGTTTAACACAAAAGCATTACAAAGAAGACAAGTTGATATTAAACAATTACCAAAAGAATTTGGAATAGTTGAATTAAGAAAACAAATACAAAATAATTTAGAAGCATTTAGTACTAAAATTGATATTAAGAGAAATATCTATATGCCAGATAAAGCCGATGTAACGGTTACTGGTACAAATGAATTACCACCAATTAAAACTACAAAACAAGTTGAGATTATAGAAAAGGTAGCTGCACCAACTGCACCACCTAAACAACCAACACCACCATCTGAACCATCAGCACCAACGGAAACCGCATATGAATATACATTAAGTAATTACCATCAAACGGATAATAGAACATTTATTTTACGTCAATTGGGTATAAATGGAGTTATTTCTTATATACTTGCACCAGGTGAACAAAGAACCGTTTGTGCAATTGAAAATAGTGTGAGTATTGTAGAAGGTGACTCCGGACAATTTAATAAACATAGTACTTGTGGTAGTACTCCGGTAAATGCAAGTCAAATAACACCTACTACACAAACTAATCCAAATATAGCACAAACGGTTATAAGCGGGGGTGGTAGTACTAGATATATAGCACCTGGATTAGATGGTACGACTAACTCTTACAATGGATTTGATAATCGTGGTTTATATAATGTAGAGAATGACCCAACTGGTAGAGATTATTAATAATACGATATTTATAATAAAATATTAAATGGCATTAACGGAAGAACAAAAGAAAGAAGCGGATAAGCTTGGTATGACATACGAATTGTATGAAGCATTAAGCAACATAACAATTGACCCAAATGCTCTTTCTGGTTTAAATGAAACTCTTGCCCAAATTAATTCCCCCGCTGGCCAGGCCGAATTGCAAGCTGCTATTGCTGCAAATATAGGACCTATAAACCCACTTACATTTTTGGGTTCTGATACAATTGGACCAATTTATCAACCATTAACATTTACAGATTCCAATGGTGACCCAATTATTATTAATGAAAGAAATCCAACAAATATACCCCAAACATTAAAAGCATTACAAGATTTAGAAGTACCGAAAATTGCAGATGTTATTGTTCCACAACCACCTGCTACTAAAAAAAGAGTAGATAATAGAGAAATTGTAACACCAAATCCAAATAGTGAATATGAAATTTCTTTTGGTAGTAACTTTAGAAATGAATTGGGTGGTAATGTATCTTTATCTTATCAAATAGTATTAAACGATTTTGTACATGATAGTGGTGTATTGTTTTTAGATAGAGATAGAAGTTCTATTAAAAAACAACTATCAAACGATGTTTTACAGAATGGTACTGTTTTATGTAAAGTAGAAGGGAATTTACCAGATGGTGTTTCTTTTACTGGCATATATGAAGGTAATGCATCTCAAATAAAAAATAATGGTAGAGACTTATCAGCACTAACTCAGGTTAATGGTACTGTATTTTCTGTATCCGCAAATAAATTACTTAGTAGTTTTGTTGTTATTGCAAATTTTCAAAAAGAAATAAAATATGCAGAACCAAAAATTTCATTACCAAATGGTAGTCAATTTAATGTTTCTGTAAAAGATTCCGATTTAGAAAAATCAATCGCAATTCCATTTAATACAGAACAAGCCGATAGAGTAATTGTATATTTAGGACCTAATAATACAATAGAAGTTCCCGCATCTGATAGACAGGCAATTATTTATTTCCAAAAAGATTTTGCAGAAGTATATGGTACTAAAAAAATAATATTAGTAGCAGTTGGTGATGGGTTTGGTACTGGTGGTAGAGTAGAAGTTAATGTAACATTTACTGCTATTAACGATTTTCCATCTATTACAGAAACAACATTTGCAGAATTAATAGATGTACCATCGTTTTCAGATTACAATATATCATATGATGTAACTTGGAATACATTTGCAGCAACATTAAAAGATAATTCTTTTGTTCCATTATTTGTAAATCAACCTACAAACGGAAGAACTACTATACATCTTAAAACATTAAGAGATAGATTTCCAAATTGGACAGGTAGTGATAATGTAACTTTAAAATTAATACCATATAATAGAGGTGGTGCTGAATCACTTACTGGTAATGATTATGAAATAGTTACTAAATTAATATTACCTTTATTAGAAATTAATGAAGAGATTTTTGGTAAAGCAATGTTTGATGCTTTTATTGAAAAGATACAAATAATTGAACCGGAAAAAGAAAGTAAAAACCTTACTCACCTTGCTAATTTTGGTAATGATGAGCAGGTATTAATTTCATCTTGGGAAACCGATGATTGGACGTTATCTAAAAAATCAGTAGATGAGTTAGGTAATGAATTTGTTCAAGAAACGGATAAAGTTGAATCTATAATATTAAAATTATATTCACCAATACCTGCATCCGTAACATCAAATTCAACATTTTGGGTTACTAAGTTAATGACAAATCCGTTAATTGAAACGGTAATTCTTACAGAGCAAGATAATTTATCCTGTCCTCCAATAAAAGGACCAAACTTTTCAATTGATGTTGATTATATAAAAGGCAGTTCTACTAATTATGAATCATTGGATGATTTAATATTAACAAATACATCATCTGCACAATTAGTTGGATTATATTTAAGTTCTTCATTAGTTAGTACTGATGATTTAAATATTGAATATACAACTGGTTCAAGTGATTATGCTTGGGATAATTTTGTACATTTTAGTTCGGCAAAAGAAAGAGTAGATAATTTTGTTTATAAAGTTCAATTAATTGAAAATTATGAATCTTTAATATCTGCATCTTATTATGACCCGGCCGGATACGGACACACCGGTTCATTATCTGCAATTCAAGAAAGAGAAAAGCAACAATTAAAAAAAGACCAATTAGTAAATGGATTTGATGGATTTGAAAAATTCTTATACACATCATCCTCATTAAGTTGGCCGCAAAACGGGAGTATTAGGTATTTATCTAGTAATCCAGTTGTGTCCGATGTTTGGTATCCCAATATAATTGAATTAGCAGAAAATTTTGATATAGAAAATCCAAATTGGGTTCAAAATAACATTCCACAATTTATTGTAAATAATACAGAAAATGAAAGTATGTTATTATTTTTATCAATGATTGGGCAACATTTTGATAACATATATTTTTATACAAAATCAATTGAAAAAAGTAGAGGTTTAGGATATAAATCTAAAAATGGTATTTCGGATAAACTATTATTCCAAACACTTAAATCGTTTGATTGGGATGCTAAAAACTTAGCTTCTGATTCTAAACTTTGGAATTATGTATTTGGAAAAAATATAGATGGAAATGTTGTAAATGCTTCACCTGGTAAAGAAAGAACCAATGAAGTATGGAGAAGAATTGTAAATAACATACCTTATTTATTAAAACACAAAGGTACTAGAAGAGGTGTTTACGCTTTATTAAGTTGTTATGGTATTCCATCATCAAATCTTTCTATTTTAGAATTTGGAGGTCCTGAAGTAACGGATACTAACAGGGGTAAATTGATAATGGATAACATTACAACTGCTCTTAAAATGAATGCCGGTTCTAAAGTTGATTTTGAATGGAAGAATACAGAAAGAAATAGAAAACCAGATACAATTGAATTTTTTGTAAAACCAATAACAAGCGGTCAATATACATTAATTTCAGGTAGTGGATGGAATGTAAAATTAAGTGGTTCTGTTAATAGTAATAATGGACGTGTAATATTTGATTATTCCGGTTCAAACGTAATTAGTTCTTCTATTTTACCAATATTTAATGGTTCATTCTTTGGTATATCCGTAAGTAGAGAAGAAGTTGGTAATTTACATAACTTTGAGTTAAATACAAGACAATCGGATAAAGAAAGAACTTTATTCCAAAATACTGTATCTGCAAGTGTTCCAAGTGGAAGTTCTAATTGGAATAGTGGTTCTTTAATTACATTAGGTGGAAATTTTGTAGGTAGTGTAGATGAATTCCGTTTATGGAGTACACCATTGGAAAAAGAAAGATTCTTTGAACACGTTTCATTCCCTGAAATGGTTAATGGTAATCACGTTTCGGCATCTACTGATGATTTATTTTTCCGTTTGGATTTTGAATATCCAAAGAATTTATATGGTACGGCGGGTTCATCTTCATTAATGAATGTGGATAGTAACATTTATTTTAGTGGAAGTTTAACAAGAAATGATTATGAAGATGGAAATACTTCTTTATTATATTCGGAAAATCCTTCTGCATCATATTCTGCAAGTGCTTATGGGTTTACATCAATAGCATCATATCCATATAATTTTGAAGCAATAGATAGAACTATTGTGTTAGATATACCAGATGTTGGTTCATCTAGATATTCAACTAATAAAATTCGTTTTGAAGAACAAACATTAGTATCTGATTTATCGGTTAATAGTAGAGCTACTAGAAAATCACTTGACCAAGCACCAACGGATTCAAACAGAGTTGGTTTATTCTTTTCTCCTACAAAGGAGTTAAATATTGATATTGCTAAATCTTTTGGTGGAATAAATTTAGATAATTACATTGGTGACCCATCTGATAGATATAAAACAAATTATAACGGTTTAGATAATTTAAGAAAATATTATTTTAAAAGATTTAATAATATAGACATATATGGGTATATTAACTTAATTAAGTTATATGAAAAATCTATGTTTGAGGATATTAAAAATATGTTGCCTGCTAGAGTTAAAGCAACAACAGGTCTTTTAATTGAACCACATTTTTTAGAAAGAAGTAAAATTGCTCAAAAAAGACCAATTGCAGAAAATACTCAATACGAATCTGTAATACATTATGATGATTCAACTATATTAACTTCAGAAAATTTTCAGCAAGAAGTAACGTTAGATGCAAATTCTCAATATTTATTAATTGGAGAAAATAATCAAAAAGAAACTGTAATTGATGCAAATTTAAGTGAAAATTTAATTGCTGAAAATTATCAGTATGATACTGAAATCCAAAATACAGAAACTACATTAGTAGGTGCAGAGTATTATCAGAAAGAAGTTACAATTGATGCAGGATTAGAAGACCCTACAATACTTACTGAAATTGATTTAATTAATAGTAGTGTTACAATTGGTCAAACTGATTATGAAAGTATTGGATTTGGATTATACGCACAAAATGGACATTCAATTAGAACTTATTTTGATAAAAATAATAGAAGAGTAAAAGAAAGAATTAAAGTTGATTTAGTTAAAGAACAAAAAACAAGAAAAACTTTAAAATATAAAACAACAGTAAATGGTGTTGGTGATATAAGAGATGGTTTTGTTTTAACCTCATCTGTTTATTATGAAACTAATTTAAATATACAACCATTTGAAAGTGCTAGTGTAATATTAGCAGGAACGGGTGATATTATTGAAGTAACTCCTATAAATGGATATTTACCAACACACTATAGAAATACAACGGATTTGACGAGAGGATTGCAAAATTCTTTTTATAATGGTTCAAAAAATACGGCAGCAACTACATTAGATGGTTCTTCACCAATTGAAACATTTGTATCTAATCCTAATACATTAAAGGTTAATAAAGCGGGTAGAAGTGCAAACGAACCAATTTTGGAAGTAGAGTAATAATTTTTAAAAAAACTATATTTATATTAAAGATAATACATTAAGACTATGGGATATTTAAGTAATACCGAATTAACAGTAGATGCAATCCTTACAAAAAAAGGTAGAGAAAAACTGGCAGCGGGACAAGGTTTAAACATCACTCAATTTGCATTAGCAGATGATGAGATTGATTATTCATTATATGAACCGGCTCATCCACTTGGTTCAGCATACTACGATGCGGCAATTAAAAATATGCCTGTATTAGAAGCAAACCCTGATGAAACACAGGTAATGAAGTATAAATTGGTAACTTTACCAAAAAATACTACAAGAATACCAGTTGTTGAATTTGGAGTTCCTAATATTGCAGTTAATCAAAAAAGTGGTGAAGTTGCTTTATCACCAACAACATCTCCAGCAGGAAATAGAAGTTTAGGATATACTATTGTATTATCAAACAAAAACGCAGGAGATATTATTGGTTCAGGAGTATCATCGGAAGTAGGTTCAGTACCTATCTTTATTGGAGATGATGTATCTGCAACTGCATCAGTATCTAAGGGATTAACATTTAAATTTATACCGAATCCATCTTTAACATCTACCGTTAGAACTACAATTACAGTTTATGGTAATGAAACAGGAGGTTCACAAACTATTCCAATAACCGTAACTTACGTTCAATAATAAATAACAATGGCAGTAATAAGAGATAATAGGGGGGCACTTTTAGCAAGTAATATTTCACAATATTTGGCAGGTGCAGCCAACACGGCAGGAACTCCGGTAGATACTAGCGAATTAGTTAGAATCGTGAATCAATTTTTAGGAACTGGAGAACAAATTAGTTCCGATATAACTACTATTACAAATGGTATTTATAAAAAGTTTGGAGCAATTGATAGAGTAACAAATAGAACCGAAATTGTAACTTCTGGAATATGGAGTGGTGATACTGGTTCATTGGCAGTAAATGCAACTTACACATCATCTGCACAAATTGTAGGAGTTAGTGGTAAATACTATATAGATGTTTATAATGGTTTAACATCATCAACCGCATCAGAGGTTCAATTCTCAATTGCATATGGTGATGCTAGTGGAAAAGGAGCACCTACATTAACACAAGATGACTCATCTACTTTACCTACAAAAGCAACTTACAATCAATATCGTAATATTTTATTAGATTCTGCTGACCCTTACTTTAGTGTATATAGTGGTTCAACTGCAGGAGCTCATAATTTAGAAAACTTCTACGCAATTAACATCAATAGAGCAAGATATAAAGAAAGATTAGACCCAGGTAATATTTCAATTAAATTAGCAGGTACAATTGGAGACGTTAATTTAATTGATGATAGTGGTGGAACTGATGAAAACGTAACTACATCAGGTAGAGTTTATAACTTAGTTAGTGGTTCATTAAATATTGGTTCTGCATTATCAGCATCAATCCAATCATATACATCTTCAAACGGACAAGGGTGGGGATTATTTTATCCAGATATGGGTATTATATTGTTAAATCCTGCGGCATTATCAGCTAAAGTTAATCCAAACTTATCAGCAGCAAGTTCTTCAATTGCAGGTGTATATCACAATAGTTCAACATCGGCATCAATTCAAAATTCAGCATCCGGTTCAATTGCATTATTAAAAGCATTAGCAAGTGGTGGTGATTTCCAAGTTCGTAGAACAGAAAATGTTTCAACTTCTCATTACTTTGTAAGAGCAAACAACAGAGAATTTAACTTCTCCAACAACCCAACATTTACAACCGGTTCTGTTGGTGAATTTGTTCAAGCAACATTTGAAAGAGACCCACGAGTTTATATAACAACAGTAGGTTTATACGATGATGCTAATGAATTATTAGCAGTAGCAAAAACTTCTAAACCAGTTGAGAAATCATTTGATAAAGAAGTGGCAATCAAAGTTAAATTAGATTTTTAATTTAGAGTAATTTATAAACTACTGACCCACCTTTTGGTGGGTTTTTAGTTTATGAGATATTTATTACTGATATGTTAAAACGAATACCAAAATCAGATATTAGTGTAAGACCATTCAAAGCTTATAAACAATGGGCGTTTGATAATGAATCTACAGAAATTACTGTATTAGAGGCAGTTAGTGGTAATTACTCATCAACTGTTTCAAATGTATTAACTTCCGGTAGTTTAAGTGGTTCATCATATAATAAACATTCTGTTTATGGACAATTAAGAGCTCAATTTTATAATGGACATGAAGATAATCCGTTTGTTAGAATTGGAAATAAAAGTAAAAATTATATTGAATCTATAAACGCAACAGAACGATTTTTAAGTGGTTCTGCAAAAGTTATATCAATACCAAATATATACGTTGGTGAGGGTATTAAAAAGGGTTCTGTAACTTTAAATGAAAATAATACTGCATTTACTGATGATAGTAATGGTAATTTATTTGATGTAAGAGATGAAATAATAATTTCTTTAATAAATACCGGAAACGAATCTGCTACAGGTGTTATGTTATTTGAAGATATAATTGGAAATACTTATTCTGCAACAATAAATAGTTATTTTTTTGATGTAGAATCAAAACAAATATATTTAACTATAGGTTCTACACAATATAGTGCTTTAGTTGATACATTTGATTTAGAAACTGGTAGAATGATTGCAAATAATTTTACATTTTTACCTGAAGAAGCAAGTGGTATTAAAATTGGTAATGTTTTTTATAATCATGGATTGGTTACGTTAACTAGAAATTCGGATATAAGATTAATTAATACATGGGATTTAACATTTAAATCAACAGAAACTATTTACGAACACGAATATCTTTTAATTGTAAATGAATCTGATTACAATGTATCCACAAACCCATCAGCAGTAAAATCAGTAGGTGGTTCATATGAAACATTTATTGATGATTATGGTAAAGCTAAGCGAGTATATACGGAGCAACCTGTAAAATATATTAAAAAATTAACTACATTAGAAAACGGAAATATTTTAGACCATAGATTTTCGGGTTCAGTTGGAAATAAATTAGCAGGATTTGAACATTACGATTTAAGTGGTTCTGTGGATTCAACTGGTTCGTTCTTAGCACCATTTATAACAACAATTGGTTTATACGATGATGATTGTGATTTGGTTGCAGTAGCAAAGTTACCAAAGCCAATTAAATCAGACCCAGAAATTCCCGTAAACTTTATTGTCCGTTTTGATACATAATCTATATT